TTCACTATTTAAGTTTTCAGTAGTGTAACCGTATTCGCTTGCAATTTCTAAACTTTGAGACAAAGAAGCGTCCTCCCTTGAAAGGTACTTCATTGCTTCATAGTAGTAAATAATTTCTTCCTCCATTATTGCATCATTAACTTTATCGCAAAAATCGTTAAAAGTATCTTCATTGCAATATAAATTTTGCAAATCAATATCAAATTTATTGTATTCTGAAATTTTTTGTAGTTTGTTTAAAATATCCATTTTGTTTTGTTTTTAGTTCGTTAATTAAATTGTTGTACCATTTTTTAATGCATCTAAAATAATTAGTAAGCCCATCGATAAAATTGTAGTTACTGTGATAATTTTTGCAATTGTAGTAAAGTTTAAAGTTTTCATATTATTGTTTTTAAGTGATTAAATTAATTTCGATATTCAAATATACAACCTTTTTTTAATTACACAAACTTTTTTATGAAAAACTTGCATTTTTTTGTTTTTTTATATGATAGCCTAATAATATCAAAGCCATAAATTTACAGTATCAATACAAAGCTCTTTTTTTACTGTAATAGAACGAACGCGCACGAATAACAAATAAATTGACGTACACAAATAAAAAGTGTTAAAATTTACTTATTTATTTTTATTCCAAATAAGGTAAAAATCAACAATTTTACCCCCATAACAAAGACGGAGCTTTACCTCCATAACAAAGACGGGGGAATTACACTACCTCCATAACAAAGACGGAATAAAATATAGTTCGACCCCCATAACAAAGACGGAATTATTTTTCACCCTCCATATTAAACAAAAAAAAAGGGAGACAAACTTAATTGACCCCCTCCATATTAAACATTTTACTTTTACCTTATTACATAAACTCCAGAGTTAACTCCCTGCACTAAGTACATCATAGCGTACCGTATAGCATCTATGTAGTGATTAAACTTATCAATAGGAACTTCCCCTTTATCCTTCCATACATAGTTGTTTAGCTCTCTTATGATACCGTGAGAACCTCTATCTACTATTATCTCGTAGTCCTGCATCAAAGCAATACCAGATAAGATACTACCCTTTCTTTTGACAGTTGGTTTTATGTTCAGTCCCAACGTTTTCAACTCAGATATAAGTCTGGGTTCAGAGTTATCACAGATAATCAAATCCATACCACACTCATTCCTATTCCTTGTAGCAACCTCAGATGTGTTTAAATGGGCTTTTCCGTATATTTCCTTAACCCAAACCTTTCTGGCGTGTTTGTCTACCGAAATCTTCACAAGTGTCGTTAAATCGGCTGAAAATCCAAAATCCTGCCCATAACAAGTAGTTTCTGTGGGTATAAAGTCTCCAACTCTCCATTTTCTGATAATTGTACCTTCCGCTTTCTCAAGCCAACCACCCAATATCTGGTGTTGATATTTGTCTGGTCTCTTACGCTTCATTTCAAATATTCGACCCAAGAATGACTCTGATAAGTTATCTTTATTGTCTTTATAGGTTGTATGGATGTAGCTAACGTCTCCTTTTTTTAGGTTTGATGCTGCAAGTATATTCTCATTTTGAAAGAACCTTTGGTATATCCAATGCTCCTTAGTAGTTGGGTTTAAAATAAGTATAACTCTGTTCTGTTTATTTAGTGAACGTATAGAGAAATCAATCTTATCAAAAACACTCTCGTCTGTAAGTTCCTCCGCTTCATCAACCACAAATGTAGTGATACCGTTAAGGGATTTAAGTGCTGCCGTCTGGTTACCAGAAGATGTTCTAATACCTTTAAATATGATAGAAGAACCAGTTTTTAGGTTCATTATCTCGTCCTTAGTTATCCTAAAGTCTTGGTGTACCCCCATTAGGTTAATCTTCTCAATAAATTCTGGAATAATAGATGTGTGAGCTGATATCATAGTGTATCGTGAGAACAGAATCTTATGTCCTTTCTCATAGGTAAGGTTAAGTAGGAATACATTTACTCCAAATGACTTACCAGAACCCCTACCTCCAGTAACAACAAAATACCTACTCTCATCTTGGAAAATAGGTATGTACTTCTTGTGTATGTTTATGTTATTCATCTTTAGGTGTTACGTCTATAATTTTATCCTTTAACTTCTTGCCTTCTAAACTATCTCCAAAGAAATTTATAGTAGGTGCTTGTACTTTAGTAGAGGTTTCTTCCTTCTCGTCTCCGTAAGCGAAGTCTAATAGTAGTTTCATATGATTGTAACTACCTTCCTCAGCTTTCTTAGCTAAACTCTCAAAGGCATTTACCTCGCTACCAAACACATTCTTAATAGCTTTCTTAGCGTACTGCTTCTTTCTATTCTTCTTGGCTTGATTCATTGCAGGTTTATTAGACCTCTCTCTCTCTGGAACTGGAAGTTTGGGAATAGATTTCTTTCTACTATTCCCTTTTCTTCCGTCTGTTGGTTTAATCTCTTGTGAATTACTCATAATAAGTTAACTAAGGTGTCTTGTTTTTGTTTTAAAGCATTGATGCCTTATGACAATCCCAACTGCAATAACCATACTCTCTCTCTATCGGTGTACCGCATTCTAAGCAATCAAATTCCTTGTCATCCTTACTTAAATGTTCGTCTAATTCATTATCAAATCTTTCCATCTCTATTTGTTTTTTCTTATTAGTTCTATTTCTCTGTTTAAGTAGTCTTGTGCTTTTAGTAAGTCTTGCAGTTCGTCTTTCTTCTTGCCTGCTCTTATAACATATTTTATAATGTTACCTCTACAAAAGTTTATATTGTAATCATTAATAACGTCTATAACATCGTAGGAATTACCGTTATCGTAATGTGGTTGTGTGCTTCTCATAATTTATATTTTATTGTATTTCTATTATTTCGTATTCATTCTTTGCTTTCCAACTCCAAGACTTAACTCTTAAACGTATTAGGTCTCTTATCTCTTGTATCTTATCATCTGGAACTCCTGCTATTATATTACTTATCTCAATCCTCTTGGAGTCTGAAAAGGAAACCATCTTAGACAGAGTAATGTCTCTTAATCGCTCTTCGTCAGCTTTCCTCTTGGCTTCAACCTTAGCCCTACGGACTTCTTGTTTTTCTCTATCAGAAATCTTATCCTTAAAGAAAACATCGTAATAATTTCTAAAATCTTTGTAGTTTGTATAATAAACGTCCATTTTATTGAATGCGTGATATACAGAAGACCTATTCCTTCTATTACCTATTACAGAAGTAAAGTAGTGTGCAATAGCCCTATCATTCATACCGTTTAACTCCCTTAAAACCCTATAAAGCAAGGCTCTTAGGTAGCTTTCCTTTGGAGTACGACCTCTACCTTTTAAGTCAAAATCAGTAAGCTCTACAAAGAATTTTGATAGCATATTAGCCACCTCTAAATCATATTTAATCATTTCTCAAATCGTTTTTTATTATTTTATCTAAATCGCACCAATCTAATGCTTTTTTTATTCCAGCACAAGATAAGTAGCCTTCCGTAGTGTCCATATCTTCATAATGCTCTAAAACCTCTTGTAAGATATACTTAGGCATACCTTCTTGAATCTCAAGCATAGTGTAATTAAAGAAGTCATTCACTACCATCTGTTCATTATCTGATAATTTGCTCATAACAATCTGTCTTGAGTTTTAATAATGATTTTGATTGCTCAAACATAGCCCTTGCTTCGTCTCCGTAGACTTGCTTATACAGTCTGTAAGTTTTACTAATTAGAGAGAACTCGCTTTTAGAGTCTTTAAACAACTTTAAAGCATAAGCCTTACCGTAACCCTTGCAGACCTTTATATTGTCAGCAGTGTCCCCTATAATCATCTGAGAGTAGAAGTTGTTAAGTGCTTCTTCTTCTGTAATCTTTATAAGTTCTCTGTTCTTGTAGTTGTAGTCATAGAACCAACAAGGGAATTGCTTGTAGTCTTTGTCGAGAGACATAATGATAACGTTATCTACACCGTTTTTCTTAACCTCTTCAGCCCATAATGTAGCTACTACATCATCTGTCTCCACACCGTCTCCCCATACAGAATCATAACTAAACTTTACTAAGTTATGTAAAGCACCTAATATCTCTGGCTTCTTTGCAGTTCTATTAGCTTTGTATGTTGGTGTTAT